CCGCAAAACTGTCCGAACGGACGGGACCACCTCAATTCCTGCAAACCTCTTCATCACTCCGTTTGCGACAAGCGACGCCGTAAAAGCCTTTGACACTTTCTTGGCTTCACGTTGGGCTTACAACAACGGCCTAGACGGTATCCATGTGACAGCCGTTGCAGACAGTATGGCTAACCTTGTTGCCCTTGGCTCCACGGTAAACAGCCCATATTCGAGCGTTGAAGGTTTTGCTCCAGGCGGAACAGATGCCGACATTGAACTTGCCGCAGCAGTCGGCGCAGCCGTTGCCATAAAGGCAAGTGCAGACCCTGCAAATCCTATTCAGGGTATTGCCCTAGCCGTAGCAGCCGCTCCGCTAGGAAACGCATTCAGCCAGAGCGCAAGAGAAGCAATCTTTAACGCTGGTATCGGTATTACCAAGCAGGATACTGCCGGTAATGTTTACCTAGAACGTCCTCGTATGACCTATCAGACGAACGCAGAAAGCACGGCTGACGACAGTTATCAGGACATCGAAACGCTCAACATTCTTGCGTATGTTCGTACGAAGCTACAGGCACGCTTGAACTCACGCTTCTTCGGTGAAAACTCCAAGAAGCTCGTTGATAACGGCACGATGATTTATCCGGGAAGCAACGCTGTTAACCCGAATATCATCTTGTCCGAGATCATCGCTGACTACAGCGAGAACGTGGACAATCTGTTGTGTCAGGACCTTGCGACATTCCTTAAGACAGCTTCGGCAAGGATCGTTCGTACGGGCGTTGTTGAAGTCTACTACCCAGCAAAAATCGCAGGCGTTCTACGTCAGATCACTGTTGGCATTCAGTTTTCTAAGTAAAACATTTTAAGGAGAAATATAAATGGCTTCACCTACATCAGTTGGTATTTCCAACTTTGCTATCAACGGGATTGCTCTAGCGATTCCTCAGGATGCAGAGCTTACCTACAGCGTTCCCGTTAATAAGCGCGAATATCTTACCTCTATGCAGGGCGTTGAAAATACGACCTCGTATGAACCCACACCGGGCAGCATCAGCGTTACCGTTCGTTGGCCTGCTGGCTATACGCCGAGCATGTTTGCAGGGCTCACCGATGCCGTTGTGACCTTCACAACTCGTTTCGGTGTTCTCGTAACAGCGACAGGCTGCCTCTTCGGTGATTCCATCAAGGTATCCCCAAAGGAAAACACCAGTGAGCTAGAGATTTCCTGCTTGTCGATCATCGAAAGCTAATCGGGAACACTCATCGACTGTCATCTAACAAGCCCCCGTACCGAAAGGACGGGGGTTCTTTTTCTCTAAATACGGATACGAATAAATGCAGTTAAGGATTAGATTATGGCGAGTACGGGATCGTATCAGTTATCATTTGGCTTCGATCTAAAAGGCGCAACAAACGCTCTAAAGGGATTTAATAACCAGCTTAAAGCCACACAGGCTCCCGGCATTGCTCTCAACAATCAGTTGAAGCAGTTCGGCAAGATAACCGGTATCAAAGACATAACGAAGAACGTTACCAACCTCACAGGTAAGGTGGCAACAGCAAGCAAGGTAGTTGGCGGACTTGTAGGTCTGGGATCACTCGCGGGCATAGCCGACATGATCAAAGGCTTCTCCGATATGTCGCAACAGGTGGAAAACCTAAGCGGAAAACTCGGCGTAGCTTCGACTGCTCTGCGAGGGCTGCAAGGAGCAGGATCGCTAACAGGGCTGGGCAACAGTTTTGTTGCCACAACGGAACACGTTCAGGACGTGCAGCGTCGATATAAAAACGGCACGGCCTCGGGCGATGAACAGGCCGCAATCCACTCCATGGGCCTGAACAATCGCATGTCTTCGGATCAGTGGACGAAGACGGCTCTTCAGAAGACCAGCAATGATATGAACGCTGGTATGTCAGCCGCCACGGCTCGCTCTCGTCTGGGTGCAGCAGGTGTTGACCCGGCTCTCATGGGACTGATCGAACAGGCGAAGAACGCTCATAAATCAGTAAGCCAGTATTACGATGATATGAACGCAAGAGCGCAGAAGCTCTTGCGAACCAACGAGCAGAACACTGCCGCAGGAGCGCAACTCCGGCAGTCATTCCAAGGCGTCGGACTGGCGATCCAAGGCTTCGGTAACTCGATAGCCAGCAAGCTAACTCCCGCCCTCACTCCGATGCTGGACCAGTTCTCGAACTGGCTAGCAACGTCTCCGCAGGCCAATCAGCTTATCGACCAGATCAGCAGCGGCATCGCAGGACTAGCGAAGTGGGTTGGTAGCATTAACTGGGCCGGTATGGCTCAGGGCGCCATGGGGGTTGTGAATAGTCTCGGTGGCCTGAAAGGCATTGTGGAGATCCTTGTAGGCTTCAAAGTCGCCAGTTGGGCAGTTGGGGCAACTACGAGCCTCATGCGTTTCGGCTCCGTGGCTATGAAGCTCGCTGAACTTGGCTCCCTTACGGAGTTGTTCGGTGCTCTTGGGACAGCCATTGCAGCTATCGCGGCACCTGTTGCTATTGCAGTCGGTGTGGTTGCGGCTCTGGGCGTTGCGGCATACGAGCTTTATCAGCACTGGGACACAGTTGGTCCCTACTTCAAAGCCACATGGGACACTGTTAAGGACATTTTCGGTGGTGCGATAAAGGCCATACAGCCGCTAACCGATCTCGTCTCGACTACGTTCTCGGGAATGTGGGACGGCGTTAAAGCCGTGTTCGATGCCGGATGGTCATACATTTCCCCGATCTTCGATAAGGTTAAAGGCGCACTTAACTGGATCGCCGGAACGAAAGTAGGAAAGGCTATCGGGTTCGTTGCAAAACCCCTTGTCGATGACTTCAATAAGAACCTGACAGCCGAGAAAGCCGCGCAGGCAAGTTCATCAGGATCACCCGCAGACGCGGCAGCAGGTTCGACCACAACAAGAGCAATCCCCCAGAACAGTCAGGGCTACAAGATGGCTCCGCAGGCTATCAGCGAGCTTATGGGGCTAGGTCTGAACAAGGCCAACGCAACCGGCTACGCCGCAAACATGCTCAAGGAGTCTAACTTCAACCCGTTCGCTCGTGGTGATGGTGGTCACGCTTACGGTATCGGACAGTGGCACGAAGACAGACAGGCCGCATACGCCAAGATGTTCGGTCACTCCATGCAGAGCGTGACGGATCTCCAACAGGCACGACGAGAACAGGAAAAGTTCTACGTTGCAGAATCCAAGACGGCGACTGGCGGAAACGTCTTTCAGAAGTTGCAGAACAACAATGACCCACGCCTAGCAGCAGCAACAGTGTCCAAGTTCTACGAGAGACCTGCAAACACATGGGGCGAAATGCGAGGCCGTGCAGATATCGCTAGCAACATATCAGCCTCCCCGGCTTCTTCGGATACCATGCTGGCAAAGCTCACGGACTCAAACAATCGCCTTGCTGACATCAACAACAAACAGGCGACAACGGAAGCCAAGGCAACCCAGTCCCAGATAACTGCAAGCCAGTCACAGTCCTTCACGCACCAGATGAACATCGAGGTTGCTGACGGTCGCATTCAGGCAAGAGCAAAAAGCGGAGGCGGAATGACAATCGCTCCGCCTCGCGTTCACCAAGCACTCCCTAGCGCAATCGTATGAGGTAAACATGACATGGATCGTTTTTGGTTTTTATGGATATGGGTCAAGGCACACGTTTGGGCCTTAGTGAAAGTCGCCTATCTGGGCGGACTGCTCCTGTTTGCCATACGCAGCTTGCTCTTAGGCTTGTTCATGATGATGCTGGTTGTGACGGCCGCTTATGCGTTCAGTTGAAGAACTGCACGTTGCCGGTTGAAAACAGCCATGCTTCCGTGTGGCGTCGGTGAGACAAACCCGACAACACGACACCTCCGGCTTTATTCCATAAGCCAAACTGGGTAGCAGCAGCAGACATTCGGTCTGTCTGAACGCATGACCACAACGTCGAAGCCTTTCCATTGCGAAGGACAAACAGGCCATCTTTCTTCGATGAGCCGGGGCCGACGTTATAGAGAAAACTCATGAGGGCATCGAACTGCCACTGCTCAATGGGCTTTGCTAGTTTGCTGTTTAGCATCTGCGAGAAAACAGCCAGGTCATTTTTGAGCAACGCGGTCGCCTGACTGTTCGTGATGGCCATGCCCATGTGAACATCGGGGCCTGTATGGCCGTAACCAATCGTTGGGATGCCAGTTGTGTCTTTGTAGGCTGTGAGCCTCAGACCTTCATAATGCTGGATAATGGATAATCCCTTTTCGCTAATCTCCATGACAATACTCCGTCATGAGATGAGCCAAGGCGGAACACTATGTTCGCAGGAATATTCTAACTATTGGGTAAACTTAACCCACCTCTTCAATACTTATTTTCCGCATATGTCAGAACAATAAATATATGCGTCATAAACACATGGAGATAAAACATGACACAGAACGATATTGTAAGCCTATACATTGCCGGACAGCTTCCGAAGGACGTATTAAAGAACGTTCTACTTTTGAAGCACCTACTAGCAGTGGCAGATCAGCCCCAAGTGGCAATCACATCGGTATTGAGCACAGTCGATGCGCTCTACCCAACAACGGAAGCACCAGCAGCAGAAGCAGGAAACACAGGAGACGAAACCAATGGCTAAGAGCATTACGATTAAGACGGACGAGGAACTAGAAATCACTTTGAAGCCAGCCGTTGGCGGACACTCGAAGATCACTGTCCGCAAGCCTAACTACTCGGAGTTGCAGGTAGCAGCAGCGAAGAATGATGGAACACCTGACGGGATCGCAGAAGCCAATATGTATGTCTACACGAAGGCAACAGGGCTTACGGCACTCGATATCGGTATCATGCCCGGTAACGTCATTCGAGCAATCGACGACTTCTTGGGAAACTAACGGGATCTAATGTTACCTCCGAAACCATTGATGTTCTCAGGGGCAACATTAGAGAACTGATCCTCTTTTTCGATTGGAAGCACGTCAACGAAAACGATCCCTATTCCCCTTACCATATGCCTTTAGGCGAACTGGAATGGTGGATCGAACGTGCAAACACCATTCATGAACAACGGCAGAAAGCCAGACGATAAAAAAGCCCCGAGCTAAACAGCCGGGGCTTTTCCATATTCATTCAGAAGAGGCATCGCTGTCCCACTCGTCACTCAGCCACCATTGTTTTGGCTTACGGAGTTCTCGGTTGTTCCAGTGATTGTTTTCCGAACAGGTCTTGATCGAGTGATGCCGGATGCAGCGAACGCGCAGGTTATCGGCATCATACTTTTTCGAAGGATCAACCTCGATTGGGATGATGTGATCGACATCGAGGCGCATATCTTCAGCAGTCGTGACAGTGCCCTCGTCCATGCAGTCTTCGCAATAAGGCGTTGCATGTCTTATGGCCTCTGACACCTTGCGCCAGCGATGATCATAAACCGGCTTTGCCATTAGGACTTGTCGTCAGAGGAAGCAGGCTCTTCGTCAGTCGTCGCCTCTGGTTCAGGTGCATTGGGCTCAGGAGTTGCAGGCTCAGGCGTCACAACAGGAGCAACGACGACCGAACGTGAGGCCAAGTACTGCGCCTTAACTACAGCATCGGTGTCCGACACGTTTCCATTTTGGAGGTCTATCGCAACAGCAGCGACATCCAGAATGTTTGCAAAGTCCGCATCAGAGTTCGGCAAAGCAGAAATGATCTTCTGCGGGTTATAGCCGGAGCACCAGATAGCGATGATCTGGCTATCGGTGAGCTTATGAGCCACAGCGAGCTTGCCTGCGAGAGTTCTTAAAATAGATAGAAGTAAGTTCATGGGATATCTCCAAGTTAAAATCCCCGATATTTAGCTGTTTCAGCACCTCATTTAATCAAAAGCATAAATAGAAACAGAGAACAAAAACAGTTCCCCGCAACTTCATTTGAGAATGAGAGAGAAGAAGTTATGAACAATATGAATACAGAGCTTACAGCTTATCTAAACCTGCTAATCGAGACTGCTACAGGCGGATACGAAAAACGCTGGATAGACCTAAAGAGAAATCTCCAGTACCGCATTAAGCAAGGCGTCCTTTATGTGACCCCCGATGAAGCAACAGGTCTTCGCTATAACAGCCAGAAAAACAGAAGCCTCAAAAAGCATCCGATGCCAGCTTGTCTAGCAATCATCGTGAGCGAGGCACTGAACGAAGAACCGAAAACGGTAAACCTCCCCGATCCAGAACCGCAAGACGATCTAACTCTTGCAGCCATGACCCCCGAGACATTGAACACAATCGCAGACGCTATCAGAGACGGCGACCTTACTCCTGAGGAAGCCAGAATGGCGTTCGGCCTTATAGGCGTCAAAGAAGAAGAGCTTCCAAAGCAGGAAGCGCCTTCAAGAGTAGACCACAGTCTATGGGACTTGAACGTGAAGAAGAGCCAAGCGGCTCTAACTGATGCAGCAACAGACTTGATTAAGTTCTGTCATGCATGGGCTCAAGAAATCAGAGAGAAGCCTTGATCCAGTGAACTGAAGAACAGATACGCACTCACTCATAGACCCCACGGAAAAGTACCGTGGGGTTTCCTACATCAGCGCCGATATTCCAATCTCAATAAATACTCGCATGGATTGGAAACATGGAAACACCCTCTACGCACCGGGAACAGAAGTCGCAATCGTCTATAAAATGACGTTCAACGGGTACTGGTATATTGGCAAAAAGCAGATCGTCTCGTCGTCTGGAAAAACCACAAACTGGAAGAGCTACTACGGTTCTGGAAAGCGCTGGCTAAAGCACATTGAAGGCAATGAGGCTCTGGTATCTCGGGAAGTCCTCTATCTATGTGCCAACAAGGTAGAGTCTACCTATTACGAGAACTACGAACTCTACAGTCGTCACGCGATCTTCCAAGAAAAATCCCTGAACGACAACGTGGCTATGACCGCGAACAGAAGGAACACCAAAAACTTTAAGAACAAGCCGGAGACATTATGAGCGATATAACCAGCGCAGCATCAACGCTACAGGAGATTGTTGAGACACTAGGGAACATCTACACCGATCCCGGACAGTATGTGGCCCAGCTCACTTACCTCATCACGCAGTACGGATATGACGTAAACACCCAGTCCGTTCTTGCCACCTCTTATGATCCCGTTTTCGCCCTAGCACGTCGAACCTGCCTCGAAGCGATCTACCGTGCAGAGCCCAGCGTCACATGGTCTTCTTCCACTGATGCTTACAACTTCCGTGACACGATCCTGCCCATGTTCACAGCAGAGATAACCTACGCGGGACAGACCAACGAAACGGACATCTTCGAATATTTTAACAATGCGATTGCTGAAATCTCTCTCGATATCCAGACGCGAGGTTATGGCCTTCCAGACATCACAACATACACGACGAAGACATCACTTCCGCCTTGCGTGATAGCCCAGCAGCTATATGGCGACGGCACCCGAGATGACGAACTGATCATGCGAAATGCCCCTATCAGGCCGCTGTTTATGGACCTGACGAATGAGGTGTTGAGCCGATGAGCACCGAGAACATCACCGTCACAGGCAATGCCTTCCATCCACCTGATATGGAGTTTCATATCTACGTTGGGAACCGCGAACTCCTGAACTACACATCATTCCAGTTCAACAGATCCATGGAGCAGCTACCGGGCAACTTCACCATCACTATCGCCCTTGCTTATGCGAGGCTTCCTGAACTCCTAGAGGCCGTCCAAGCAAATCAGAAAGTGACGTTTTACATAGCCAAGAAGCTCATGTTCACTGGCATTCTCGAACGTGTGGACACTTCAGGTTCCATGAGCGATCACCCCGTTGTCATACAGGGACGCTCGGCCTTGCGTGACCTCTTCGACTGCTCTGCAATGATCCCCGGATATGTTGCAACCTACAAAGACCTAAACGGTTTGGCCCAGACGTTGTGCAGCCCGTTTGGGGTTAAGACCTATACGAAGTCTGGCACGTCAGCGGCTTCGACATATCAGCAAGACCAGCTAAGTCAGATGAACCTCAACGCAGGAGAAACGCCTTATGCGATCTTGCAGAGAGCAGCGCGAATATACGGCAAAATCCTCTACGATAGCGTCGGTGGCGCATTGGTCATCGCGGACGTAGAAGACGGCAATCCCGTTGCCACAATCGACACTTCTACTGCTATGGTCGAGGACACCTCATTCTCCCTCGATATCAGCGGACGCTTTTCGGAATACATCGTCGCCGTTCAGCCGAATGATCAATACAGCAGCGGTCCTGCTCTCCCCATCCCTACTGGTGTCGGTAAAGACCCGCAGCAAGAACTTGTGGGAACACAGAGAAAACTCCTGCTGATCAACTCCCTAGATTCTCCTGATCACCAGTATGCCCAGAACATTGCTCAGTGGCAGGCCAACCGAAACTATGGCCGCTCCATGGTCATGAACTTGGTCATGACGGGCTACCAAAGTGACAGCGGAAACCTCTGGGATATCAATACCCTTGTGAGCGTGACCGATCCCCTCACAGGCATCAAAGATAGCAAGATGATTGTCGCCGGCTACACGATGAGTCGAGACCTCACAAACGGATCAACGACCCAGATCACGCTCATGCCGCGTGAAGCATTCAGCATCCAGCCGAACGTCATCAATCCCTCAGCAGATTACTACAATACGAAATCGTAACCAGAACGGAGAAGCTATGGATTACAGAACAATATCGAACCTACAGGAGAGGATTGCCGTACTGGAAAGCCGCATCCTCCATATGACAAAGCCTACCGTCTTCACCACGGATGCGAACACGACCGGCAAGGTCCACACTGTTCAGTGCCAGACATATGGCGCATCTGGTGAACTCCATAACGTGCAGGTCATCAGCAACTATGGCTTCGCGTCCGCTGCCCTATCCGGTGCAGTCGGGCAGACTGTTTCCAGCACAGGCCACAACGACAATAAGCTCGTTATCGCCACTCATGACCCCCGTTATCATCCGGAAAATCTCGGCCAAGGCGATAGCTGCCAGCATGATCATCGAAACCAGAAGGTTCTGATCACGCAAGACGGCATCCACATTGAAGCCAACAGCAAGACATTCATCACGATCAATGGCGCGACTGTCATTGAGGTCGATGGCAGCAAGGTATCCATCACTGGCGATCTTGAGGTCAGCGGAAAGATTACAGCGTCCGGCGATGTCGTGGGCGCAGGTATCAGCTTGCAGTCTCATACCCACATGGAGAACGGCAAGGGCTCGAAGACAAGTCCACCAGCATAAATACCACGCTACAAGAAGTAGCATCCTGTGTGTTGTTGAAACCCCGGTCATCCTCTTGGCTGGGGTTTCTTCCTTTCAAGTAAATACACAGAGAAACAACCTCATGAAAGGAACCTCATGTCAAAGAAAACAAAGGTAATAACAGGCGCTCTACTTTCAGCAGTGATGCTAGGTGGCACCATCAGTCTAACAGCTTGCTCGGCAACGCAGAGACAGGAAACGGCCTACACGGCGAGTTCTGCCTATGTGGTTGCTCACAAGATTGTCGTTCAATACGCAAGCGGCACATTCGGCACTGTCGATGTGAACATCGCCAATACCCTCTTGGATTTGGACAAAAATGCCAGTGATGCCCTCGCAACAGTGGACACCGCTTATGCAAACGGAACGACCGTAACGAGCACAGCAAACACTCTAGCAAACGACGCCGTTACGGCACTCGTCACTTATCTCGACGATCACAAAATCGGAAAGACCTCAACGGAAGGAAAATAACATGAACACTTCATTGATTACAGAAATCGCAAGCCTTGGCGCTCTTGTCGTCCAGGAAGCACCCGTATTCATCGAGTTTATCGAGAAAGTCTATTCCATCATCGCAGAGAAGAGAACTCCGACTGCCGATGAATGGAGCGACATAATCAGTCTCGTGAAGGATGCAGGCGCAGAAGACGACCAGATCAAGGCCGCTCTGAACTCGAAAACCAACTAAGGAGAAAATCACGCATGGCTGACATAAGGCTTTGTTTTAACGAAGAAACACAACAGATAGATTGGTCCTTCACGACCTCGGTAATCAACGGCGTGACAGTCACGGACATTGATACCAGCAACGATCTTGAGACATGCGTGATCCTCCGCCTTTTTACGAATAGAAGAGCGGAAACCTCATGGGATCGTACCGAAAACAAAGAAGGGTTTTGGTACGACGCCTATCAGGAGAACGGGCGCAAGGTCGGAAGTCGCCTTTGGCAACTTTGGCACCTCCCCGTCACCGACAAGGAAAACTACGAAGCGAGAGCAACGGATTATGTCCGAGAAGCTCTGCAAGACATGCTGGACGACAATATGTGCGACAAGGTTGATATCACCTGCACACTCGTCAGCAGCAAACGCCTGAACATCAGTGTCACGATCACAAAAGGATCAACCCGACAGAACTTTAGCTACCTATGGAGTACCGTAAAATGACCATTCAAACCTGCACGATAGCTGGCACAAAAATCATCGTGGATCGTTATGAGACAGTCAGCTACGGAGCCAACCGCATTATCCATCAGTATCCCGGTGGCCTCACTCCTATGGTTGAGACACTAGGCCAGAGACCTACGATCTTTGAGATTGAAGGCTCCTTGGACGTAAACGACAACGGCCTCTTGGGACGAGCCCTAACAGCCATCATGAATGGTGACGCCTACCAAGACCTCACGGATCTCATGGAGGAAATGGCCGACACAAGCGGAGCCCTTATCGAACTGGTTCACCCAAGCCTCGGCAGTTGGTACGGAACAATCCTCCAGTGCCCATTTAGTGAGAGCAAGGAACGCCTCGGCATCGTTCAAGTCCGCTTATCCTTCTTCGCTCACAGCAAGACCAGCCAGCAGAAGACCAGCATTTTCCAGACAGTCACGAACGTCATAACCGGTAGCCAGGCGAGCGGCATTGGAACAATCGGAGCGGCCTTTAACACAGCCATGCAGGCCAAGAACCTACTGGGAACTCCTGCTTCCGCCCTCACGACAGTGGGCGCAAGCGTGACGGGCTTAATCAGCCGATCAACGGGCTTAACGAATAGTATTTCAGGGATTGATAGCTTGTTCGGTGGAGCAGCGACCCTTGGCCGTTTTGCTCAAACGAGTTCCGTTCCAAGCGACATCATTAGTACGATCTCTACAAGCCAATCAGCCAAAGCGATCACCAGCGACGTGACGACCGCAATGGTTGAAAAGATCAGCGACAACAGGAGAACAATCTCCGGCCTCGTGAGTGATTTAGTGACCTGATAAGAAAATAAAATCGTAAATCCGTTCGACTAAGCGAGGAATATCCGACAGGCTTGCCTCAGCATCACGCTCCATGACGAACTTCTCATACGCATCTAGTCCTACTGACTTCTCCTTAACTCTTTGAGCGATCAAGTCCTTGGTAGCTAACTCGATCCACTTCTTGACGTTACTAGCTTCGAGTTCCCCGTAGTGAATATTCGTGTTGATGAAATCCTTTAAGTCCTTAGCAGCAACCACTCCGAAGTTAGGTCTCAAGACCCAAGAGTCTTCATTGTCCCTCTGAAGAACTTTCTTCAAAGCTCCGAGCATTACCTCACCTGACACACCAGCCATTGGCTGAATCCTTTTCGATGTTACTGCATCCTTGGTACCCGCCGCCGCTGTTACATTCAACGCGAATGTACTCGTCAGCGAGCGTCACGGAGAGGCGAAGTCTCCCCTCAGAAGCCCGTACAGCCCCTCGCACCCCAGCGCAGCACTACTTGCACCCGCGCACCTCACACTGTGCTCTACGACGCTCCGAGGGCTTCATGAATATTCGATCATCACTTAGTGTCTGACCGAAAATGAGTTGAGTGATTTCA